TGACAGGGCAGAAAAAAGCGCCGGTGCCGTTTGCACGGTCACCGGCGCTCCAACGCATGAGGGGACAGGGGTTAGGCTTTGGCTGCGCCTGCGGCGACCGGTGCAAAGTTGATGGCCGTGGTGCTGATGGCGACGCCGAGCACGGTGCAGAAATGACCAGTGGCCAGGTCGGCAGCGGGAGCGATGCCACCGGCAGTGGCGGAGAGAACGAGCACGTCACCAATGGCGACGGTGGCACCGATCACGAGCGCAGGGTCCTGCGTGATGACGCTGATGCGTTGACCGGTGGCCCCACCGTTTTCGGCGATGCCGAAGACCTGGGCAGTGGTGGCGGAGGCGTTGGCGTCCGCAGGTGCGACGAGGCCGGTGCTGGTGAGATAGACGGGCTGGCCAGCGGTGATGGTGCTGGAGGCGGATTTGCTGACTCGCCGTGCGAGGGCGGAGCCGATGACGTGGGAAGCGGTAATGGAGATGTCTGCCATGGTAACTGTGAGTGGATGTCAAAGAAGACGCAGGCTGGCAGCCTGGGGCACGCTCTCACGCGACTTGGAGGCGGGACTTTTTGAGGGCGGCGCGGATGCTGTAGCGAATGGAGTTTTGCAGACGTTTTTGCCGCTTGCCGGAATTGAGGACGTAAGCCATGCGCCGAGGAAGATCATTCTTGCCGCCGTAGGGGACTTTGTTGGTGATGGTGATGGTATATTGACCGACACCTCGACGGATGGAGACGACGCCGCCGGTGTTGCCGTGTTTTTTGATCCATGCAGGCAGACTGAATCCGAGTGCGGTGGCGGCAGGGTTGAAACCGGCGGCGAGTATGCCGACGCGCTGATGAATCCATTTCTCGTAACGGAGATAAGAGCTGCGACTGACAACCATTTGATCAATGAAGCGGAAGCGCCCGACATCGCGTGTGGCACCGCCTGCGGTGGTGACCCTACCAGTGCCACGACGCATGCTTTGATGATGTGAATACATTTCCGCGTTGCTGGCGCGTGGTCGGTAGAACTGGCGATCACAGCCATACACAATGCCTCCTTTTTTTACAAACAAGCGCACCGTGCTACCATTCGGGGCGACGCTGGCGTTTTGTGCCAGCAACTCGTCACTCATGACGACAAAGACTCCTGCGGTGCGCTGATGTTTACCGCGTCCGCCTTTTAGACCTAACAAGTCGGCCGTGATCGCCATTTGTCCGCGACGGTGAGAGTTTTTATTTAACTGACCCGTGCTCGGTGGGGTAATGCCAACGATGTCTTTCACGAAGCCTTTGGCGTCGGTGTTGATGGCTTTTTCAATGATCGCCGCTGCCTCACGCGGGACTTGCCGGAGCTTTTTGAGTAGCGGGCCGAGTTGGACGTTGGCGCTTATCATTGCGTGGATTCGGTTGGGCACTTTGCCCGTCTTGCTGTTTCCACCAACCACCTCGCCAATGTTGGCACGGTGGCGGCACGTTGGTGTTTGCTCATTCGCTGCTGTCTGCGTCGATCACCTTCGCCGCTTCTGGGGTGATGCTTTCGGCCGGGGATTGTCGGCATGACTCCAGCGGGTTCTAAGCCGCAAAAGACCAGCCAAGTTTTTTTGAGCATCGAATATCCCCACCACGCTTGGCTGACTTCGATCGTCCACATTCCATCTTTGGTTTCACCTGGTCGCGGTAGGTTGCAGTGATCGAACAGTCTGGAGTGGGCTGGATGTTCCAACACGCCGCCGCATCGCCGAAGCCAATCGACGCACAGCGGTCCCAGCTCTCGCACGCCTTCGATGGGTTTCCACTGATGGGCACAATAGGCACTCCATGGAGCGCAGACTGGATGAGCGACCACTGGCACGCCGCCGACAAAGCTCCGCACGTCACGCGAAGCATTGAAACACTCGACTCCAGGGAGTGAGTGATAGACTGAATCAGGTGCGCAACATAGGACCGCCACAGGATCTACTCTCACGACTCCAGACGCTCCAAACTCAAATGCCTCTTGGACTTCGAAACGCGAACCAGCCGCCGCATGATATGTCGGAGTGATCATTGCGTGGTGATCTGCTGGCCGGTGAGTGTCCAGAAGACGCTGTGAGGGGACTCGTTGGGTGCTCCGGCGTCGGTGGCGAGCTGATAGACGCGACCCGTTTCGACGTGCGTGAAACGCACGGCGCGGGTGCTGTCGGTGGTGGCGTCGATGACGTCGCTGGCGGGCAGCAAGGCGCAGGCCACGACGATCTTGATCGTGCGCGATTGGATGACGCCGCCGTCGTTCTCAAACTTCACGCCACGACGGGCGATGAAGGCCGCAGGCAGGCGGCGATTGTTGAGGAGGATGGTGCAAGGATTCCGCTGCAACAGTTTGGCGAGGTGCAGCTTTTCACTGCTGACGAGGGCGGACGACATGCCGGGGTGGAAATGTCAAAGCGTGAAGGCACAAAAAAACGCCGCGTCCCCCAACCAAAAGGGACGCGGCGCAGGGGACACCGGCGGGCGAAGAATAACCGCGCCGGGTGAGAGTCTCACGATTAGCCGAGGAGCGTGGCGACGAACTCAGGCTTCCAGACTTTGACGCCGTAGAAGGCCATGAGCTTGATCTCGCTCATGCCGTAGCCTTTGTAGAGGCGGGCGGAGAAAGAGAGACCAGTGTCAGCGTCCACCAGCACCGCGATCTCTTCACCGACATCGCCGCCGGGAGGTTGTGCAGGCGGGCGCATCGCGAGCTCGATGGCGGTCTTGTGGAAGGCGACGTTGGCGGTGTAGCTGTTGCCGACGGTGACGGCCTTGTCGTTGACGATGGCACCACGCAGGCCGGGATGATTGATCACCAAGCTGCCAGAGGTCGCGGTGAGTCCGGTCTTGACGACGTAGTTGCCTGCGGTCGGCTCGTCGGCCACGGTGATGATGTCGCCAGCTTTGATGCCGGTGCTGTTCACGGTGCCGCCGTCAACAGTGAGAGTCGTGCTGCCGACGGCGATGTTGCCGTTGTTGATGAGGTAGCCCGTGCCTGCGCCCTTCGTGTGAGCCTGCACACCTGCGCTGGCGCGGATGGACATGTTGAAGAGGTTGAGCAGTTCACCGCGACGCAGCGTCGCGTCCGTGCCAGCATCACCCACGTTGGTGAGGGTCGAACGCTTGCGGAGATTGGCTCCAGCGGCGGTGTTGAGGATGAGCGAGAGCATGCCGTCAGACATCGGGGTGCCGTTGTCTTCGAGGATGCGGTAGAGATCCGCGAGGATCTCGAAGTTGGAGCCGAATGGCGTGGTGCCAGCGGTGCCGACGGCGCGGCTTGCGCCTTGATAGGCGGCGAGTCCGATTGCGGCCTCGATGCTGTTGCGCATTTTGCGGATGGCCTGCTTGTAGAGCTGCTGGAGGGCGAGCTCTGAGCCGACGGTTTTGGAGAGCTGAGCGAATTGCTCGCCTTTGAGCGGGATGGAGGCTCCCGCGTAGGAGGAGAGAGTCAGCGTCTCGGTGCTGGTGGTGATGTCGGCGGCGTCAGGCACCGTCATGGCTGGGGTGTAGCTGGTCTCGAGCGTGGGCTCGGTGGTGCGCAGCGAGGTGACGGTGCCGCCAGCGGAGATGCCTTCGGAACCGCCGTTGACGATCACGCCTTGTGAAAAGCCGGATGGTTCCATCGCGACTTGATCGCGAGCGGCATAAAGGATTTCGGTGAGTCCAGTGAGTGAGATGTCGTTAGCCATATGTTTGGATCAGTGAGAGTTGGGGGTGTGTTGGGTTTGAGGTGTCAATCTGCGATCAGTCTTCGAGCTTGCCTTTGGCTGCCATGAAGGCGTTTCGCTCGGCGTGGGGGAGTTGGTTGAAGGCGGCGCGGGTCATGGTGTTGACGGGGGTGCTGCTGCCACCTTGAGCACCCTGGATGGGAGCGTTGCCACCGGCAGCACCGGCGGCTCCGTTGGTGAGCAGGGCGGTGATTTTGGCGAGCTCAGTTTCCAGCGCGGTGAGCTTGGCTTTGTCGTCCTTCGTGGCTTCGGTGATGCTGGCAGCGAAGGCGGCTTTCACAGCGGCGTCTTCGAAGTCGATGACGACGTT